ACATTTGCATCTGTAATCTTTGCAGTAGTAATTTGAGAATTAGCAATATGAGCTGTGTCTATAGATCCATCAACATAATGTTCTGAATCAATACTGTCGTCTGCAATTTTAGAACTATTAACAGAGTCTGCACCTAACTTAGCATTAGTTACAGCAGCATCATTAATCTTTGCAGTTGTTATAGCACTATCAGCAATTTTAATAGTACTAACAGATCCATCTGCTAACGTAGCTGTTGCAATAACACCTTCTGGTATAGATGAATTTGTTTTAGATAAACCACCAATATAAATTGTTAAAGATTCATTAGATAGTGAACCTGAATCCCAAGTTACATTTACAGTTTGTTTGTTGAAAAAGAAGAAGAACTAATTGTTCCATAAATAGTACCTGTTGCAGAACCTACAGCTTTAACTCTACGACCTGCATGATAAATAGCTGACACATCTATACTAGCTACAGTAAAAGAAGTTGCACTAGCATAAGCTAATGTAAATGATCCATCACCATCACCATAAATAATCCATTGAGAATCATTATACCACTCTCTAGTATTAACCATTAATGCTCTAATCGCATTATTTAAATTAGAAGGTAACATACCTTCTGCAACACTAATTCCGTTTAATGATGTATTATTTAAATTGGTTGTTGAATAATCTTTAATTCCTGCCATATTTTATCCTATAAACCATGCAAAAACTTTGTCAGTTTCTACATTATTTTTATTTATTAAACTGTTGACTGATTCTTCCAATTGTCTTTGAAAAAACTCCTGTGTTTCAAAAGAGTATCTCACATTATCAATATCTCTTTCAGTAACATCTGCCATTATCTTAATCCTGCTTTACTTGCTATTATATCAATACCTTGAGCATGAGTAAACAAAGTGCCAGAAGGTACTTTAACATTTGCTCTAAAATATCTACCAGATTGTCTAACTGGATTAATACCTGATGCATTCATTGATACACTTGATGATTCTGTTGTGGAATTAGCTAATCTATCTCTAGTTTTAATAGTAATTGTAGCTTCTGCATCAACAATAGGTCTAACACCTTGAATATTAGATTTAAATCCAGGAAATGGTTCAAATTCAGATGTTTCAATTTCTGCTACATTTTCAGTTCCAGAAAAAATAGATGCTTTATAATTATTATCAATAGCACCTAAATATCTTTGTCCACCTGCCCAAAAATCAGTATCTAATGCAATATTAATATTTTCTAAGTTTCCTGATATAATATCCATTAATTCTACTGTATATGCTCCTACAAATTGTGAAAAAATAAAAGATGCATTAGCTTCTGATAATGACCATTTTTGTGTAGCATAATTATATATTAAAATTCTATCACAAATACCAGTTGTATTTGATTGATTTTGCGAAGATGGATATAGCCATAATGCTAATTGATTAAATGGATCCGTAGCTGCAACTATTCTATCTGAAAATGCTTTGTTTAAATCTAGTTCAAAAAATCTATTTACTTTTTCAGCTCCAATAGGAACAACAGAATCACCATTGATTTCGTAAAATCCATCATCTGCATAAAAGAATACTTGCCTGTTATCTTGACATATAGTTTGTCCATATACAGCTCCTCTATTTGGAGAAATCACTGAAAATCTAAATACAGTTGCTCCACCAACAAAGTCCATACGAACAATTTGATTTTGTCTAAAAATATATCCTACTTCTCCAGAAGTAATAGAAACAATTTCACCACCGCCACCTGGTAGGTCTTGGTAGTCAGCTAGTTTTTTTCCAGTTGTCCATGTTCCAATATCATTGATACCAGACCATTGTACTCTATTCGTATGAGCAGTTTGATTACCTGTAACTAAAAAATCTCTAATAACTCCTGAAACTCTAAAGATTGGTGGAGTTCCATTTGTTGCAATACTAGATAAATCTGCAAAATTAGTAGATGTACCCATTAAATAATATTGAGGATTATCTACACCATTACTTGCTATAATATAATCACCAAACTGAGTAAATGTCCAAAAATCTGGATTTGTTCCAGTTAAAGATGATTTTCTTGAAGTAAATGTTCCACCATCTAATTGATAAATATTTGTATTATTTGCAACAAAATTATAGACGTTACCTGAACCATCTCTAAATGATCCGCCGCCTCTACAATCAGATCCAATATTATTAGTAGAATAATTAACTAAAGAAGGAAATCGTTTATAAGAATTTAAAGCATAATAAACATTGGTTGCTACATTTGCACCAGGATTATTATGTTTGGGTTGATCTGGTAGCCATTCTCCAAAAGGAACTTGCATACAATCTCCTAACTAGATGCTTTTCTGCGATAGAAAGATAAATCTGTTCCTACATCTGTTCTTTGAACTGTAGGTGCAGCACCGTAAGAATCTGTTCTATCATTGTTCTCACATCTTTCTAAAGATGCTTGATACATTCCTAGCCAGCTTTGTTGTTGGTTAGGTTCGATACCCCCCAAGAAATTAGATGCATGGAAAAGACTACCATAAAGGTAAATAGCAGGATGGTTAGCAAGAATATAGTTAGAAGCATTTGAAGTGGATAAACTATTGAATGCTTTATAATATTGTAAGTAAGCTGTGTAAGATGTATCAGGCGATGGAGCAAATTTAAGATATTCTGTTTCATTATCTGATTCTATTGTATAAACTCTTGGTAGTCCAGCAGTAGAAGCTCCTTTAGTTTTATATAAGTTTGCTGGAGAAATATATTCTAAATTGTATTTAGTATCTCCAGATAAAATATATAAAGAACGTACTGCAATAAATCCAGTTGGAACTTGTATTGATTCTGCGTTTACAGTTAAGGTATCAATCTGTTCCATTTGTCTGATTCTTAATTTTGCATTAAAATCAGCTTCTGTTAATTTAATAAAATCTCCAGAAATTTCTGAAGTTAAATCAGATCTATTTAACCAGTTAGCTATAGAAGATTGTAATTCTGTGTAAGTTGATAGAGCCATTATAAATTACCTGATGCAGTTCTAAAATATCTATATTCGTTACTATTTAATTTTTGTTTAAGAATTTTACTTCTTTCACTTTTTGGTATTCCAAACCAATTATTGGAACCGTTATATTCTTTTGCCCAAATAGTTAATACTAACGTAGGAATAGAAGCTACACGTTTTAATTCTTTTGTTTTTGAATAACCATCATTGTGTGTGTAAAGTTTTTTATTCTTTTCAAGAATAGGATTTACATCTTGAGAGTTTTGGATTGTAATTTTTCCATCACCTTCAAAATAGTACTTAGTACCATCTAATTCTTTACCACGTAAAATACTCATTACTCAGATAAATCAGAAACGTATAAATTCACAGTTCCAATAACAGCTACTTTTTCACCAGCAGAAACTTTGAAGTATTCAATGTCGTCAGCAGGTAAATAAATTGTAGATGTAGTTGCAGTTGGATTAACTCCAAACTGGATGTGGCAAGCAGCGTCAGCTATTACTCTAACATATTCAACATTTGCACTAAAGGCAGATGATTGAGCAGAAGTTCCAGATGAAGTTACTTTCTGAGTATTTATTGGTCGCATAGCAATATGCATATTTAATCTCCTAGTTAATTAAACAAAAGAGGGGGAATTAATCCCCCTCTCTCGTATTATATGATTAAGCAGTTGTGCAGTCAAACACTCCACCAGATGCAGCTTCATTTCTAGAGATTAGAGTAAGTTCAGTTAATAACTGTCTTTTCTCAGAATCACCAGTTTTTGAAAGCTCATGCATAGTGAAATCTCTTAAGAAACCGATTGACCAATAGTCCATATCTAGGACAAAGCAATCTCTATCTCTTGAGAATCTGTTTGGTACTACTTCCAAATCACCAAAGTCAGAAGAATACACATCGATAGAAGTGTATAAAGTCTTGTCTTCAGATGCATCAAATCTAGTTGATCCACCAGTAAAACCAGAAATCTTCTGTTTGTTAAATGGGCCTACCATGATGACAGATGGGTTTCCACCTTCATTCCAGCAACCTTTGATTACAGTTTTAAGGTTTGTTTCAGTAAGCGCCTC